GGCAAGCCCATGCGGTATCGCAGCGTGCGAACGCTGACGCAGCCGGTGGTCGAGCCTGTGTCTCTGGCAGAGGCGAAGGCACACTGCCGCATTGATTCTGACGCCGACGATTTCTACGTCGTCTCGCTCATCACGGCGGCTCGCGAGTGGGTCGAGACGTACATGGACGAGGCGTTGATTCATCAGCAACTCGTCATGCGGCTCGACGGGTTTCCCGCAGAGATTGAACTGCCTCGCCCGCCGATGGCGACGTCTGGCACGGCGACGGCTGTCAGCGTGACGTTCACGTCTGATGTGTCGGGGGCGACCGCTGCCCTGTCGTCATCGACCTATCGCGTTGACCGCGACACGAGGCCCGGCGTGATCCGCAACACCTACGGCGGGGCGTGGCCGGGTCACTTGACCGACTACAACTCTGTCACCGTGACATGGTGGGCTGGGCGTGGCGAGTCTGGTGCAAGCGTGCCGCAAGGCATTCGCAACGCGATCTTGATGCTCGTCGGGCATTTTTACGAGCGTCGGCTTGCTGCCGACAGCGGCTCTCTCAACGACATTCCGTATGGCGTCAAAGCACTGCTCGATGCGCAACGCTGGGGATCGTACCGATGATTGACCCCGGCAAACTCCGCGAGCGGGTGACGGTGCAAGTCGCCAGCGGCGTGACCAACTCCGTTGGCGAAATAGTGATGACGTGGTCTGACTCGTCTGCTGTGTGGGCCAGCGTCGATGGAGTGTCGGCCCGCGAGCAGTTGCTCTCTGGGCAGAGCCAAGTAGCAATTAGCCACCGCGTGCGGATGCGGTATCTGCCGGGACTCACGCAGTCGCACCGCCTTTCGTGGCAGTCTCGCACGCTGGAGATCGTGAGCCTGCTGGAACACAACAACCGCAGCGAGCATGAAGTCATCTGTCAGGAGAACGTCTGATGGCTACAGCAGGCATCGTCATCACCGCAGACTTCCCCGAACTCAAGGCAGTCGGCGATGCAATCCGCAACCTCGGCGACAAGCGGTTCACCGCTGTCGCTCTCAAGGATGCCCTCCAAAAGGCGATACTGCCTGCCGAGACGAGGCTGCGGGAACTGACCCCCATCGGCCCGACGGGCAATCTCAAGGCCGCTGTGATGTCCCTGGCGAAGGCGTACACCAAGAACGGCAACGCGGTTGGGTTGATCGGCTACCGTGCTACCGGCAAGCGTGGCTCGGAGAGTGCAGCGGGCGGCAAGGTGCGTGTTTCGTCTGGCAAGGTGGGCGACCGTGCATATCACCAATGGCTCATTGAGTACGGCACCAGAGCACGCATCGTCAGCAAGTTCAGCAACACGCCCTACCAGCGAAAAAGCCCCTCGGTGCCGTTCGTGCGAACACGAATGGGCCAGCAGGAGGTGGTGCGAGGCAAGGGCATCGTCCACGCCGTCAAGGGGCAGAACGCCTATATCGCATCGAGCTACAAATCCCTTGGCCCGTTCCAGATGGTCAAGAGACGTGGCGGCGGGTTCACGACAGATCCGCCAACGCCGGCCGCGTATTTCAAAAAGTCACCCAACCCCATCGTGATTCCGCCTTCGCCCGAGGGCGGCGTGGCGGGGCAGCCGCCAATCCGCACGGCTTTCCAGCAAACGCAGGCCCAGGTGGCTGCGATCCTGCAGCAGGAGCTACGGATCTCGCTGGAGCGTGCCCTGTCTGCGCTCACCTACAGTGCCACTGGCACGATCTCGGGAGTCTGACGAATGGCATTCAAGTCACCCGAGGCTGTCATCCGCAACCGGCTCATCACGACAGCCGCTGTGACGGCACTGGTATCGACCAGAATCTACCCCGTCATCGCCCCTGCCACTGCGGCCCTGCCGTTTATCACATGGCGACGGTTGGCCGTGACGCGACAGCAATCGCTTGCCGGGCCGATAGGCGTGCCGACAGTAAACTTGTCGGTCGATATTTTCGCGGAGACCTACGAATCTGCCCGAGATATTGCGGACAAGTGCCGGGCGTCTCTGGATGGGTGGGGAGGCACTTTCGACAATACAACTGTGAGCAACGTGTCGCTTGATAACGAGAGCGACGGGTTCGCGCAACTCGCCGGTGGCGACCTCCCGCCGGTCTACACCGTTCAGCAGCTTTACGGCATCCTCTGGCAGGAGTAACTAGCTATGGCGATTACGCCTCATGATTCGACCGGCACAGTGTTCACGTTCGCGGGCAGCGGCTACACGGTCACGAACATCGTCTACAACCTTGCTGATCCAGCGACCGACAACACCATCGACGTGTCACACCTCGGCCAAACTGCTGGCAGTGCTGTGCTGACGCAGGATCGCCCGCTGACCGGCAATGCAACGGATACGGGGCGGCAGGTGACGATTGAGTATCTCGGCAAGGGAATTCTCGCCGACGCATCAACCGGCACGCTTGTCATCACTCACGCCGGCACTTCCTTTCTGAGTGCCGCGTCAACTGTCGTTTCCTCGTCTGTGACGTTCGCTGCGAACGATGTGATCAAGGGCACGGCGGTATTCAAGGTCGCTCGCTGATAGCGTGACGGAGGCACCCCGTCATGGCGAATTACGCTGCCGGTGTGACCGTGACGTGGAACAGCGTTGCGTTCACGGAAGTCGTTGATCTCAAGGTGCTGCACGGCGGCGATCTGCCGATCTCTCGCGGCGGCAACGGCTCGCCGTTTGCGCTTGACCTTGGCACTATAGATGTAGTGTGCCTGGGCACTGCGAACTGCGCGCTGACCAACTACGGCAAGCGTGCCACGTTTCAAGTCACCGGGCCGGGCGTCGTGTTTACGCACAAGGCGATCTTCCAGCGACTTGCGGTCGAGAAGAAGGTCAACGATGTGCAGCGGCACACGGTAACGCTCCGCTTTTCACCATCGTAGGAGTTTCTGTATGGCACTGACGGCAGAGCAGATTTTGGCGGCTGACGATCTTGGGCTGAAGCAAGTCCCGGTTCGCGAATGGAACGGCGAAGTGTTCATCCGCATGATGAGCGTCGGCGAGCGGGATGCGTATGAGCGTCTTTGGATCGGCAAGCGAGAGACGGGCGTCGATAACTTCCGCACGGAGTACCTCGCCCGCGTGCTGTGCGACGAGAAAGGGCAATTGCTCTTTACCCGTGAACAGGTCAGCGCGTTGGCAAATAAGTCTGGCGCAGTGATGGGGCGGCTCTTTGATGAGGCTCTCGCGCATAACAACATGACGGAGGCGGATGTTGAGCAGTTGGGAAAAGTCTAGGCGTCTCGCCGACGCGACGATTCATGTTCGCGTTAGCGGGGCACCTTGGCATGACAGTCGGCGAATTGTCTCGCCGCATGGATTCGCGGGAGTTGACTGAGTGGATGGCGTACACGCGCTACTACCAAGCTCTCCCCGATCCGTGGCGGCAGACAGGTCTTGAGGTAAGTGCGATGCTCGCGCCGCACTCACCGAGAGGCAAGTGCCCGAGTGCCGATGATTTCAATCCGATTGAAAAAGCCCCACAGCATGGCGATCAGATGCTGACACAGATTCGTGCCTTGCAAGCAGCGCTAGGTGGAAGCTAATGGCGAACATCGTCGGGCTAGCACTGAAGGTCACTGGTGACGCAAGTGGACTTGCCAAAAGTCTTACGCCGGTTGATCGTGCTCTCGACAAGCTTGCCGCCCAGGCTGAGAAGGCCACGAATGTTTTCACCCCGTTTGCTGAAAAGACTGCGGCGGCGGGCAAGGCACAGGAAGAGTTTGCCGCGAAGTTTTCATCGCTCGCAGACCAGTTGCGGGATAACGTGATCGGGCCGCAGGAGTATGCCGCTGCATTCGGGCAGTTGACCGAAGAGGCTAAGGCGACAGCGGCTGCGTTTGAAGAAGGGCTTCGCATCACTGAGCAAGTCCGCACGGCCGAAGAGCGACGGGCGACAGAGCTAGAGAAGATTGAGCGGCTCTTATCGCAAGGTGCGATTTCAGAAGAGACTGCCGGGCGTGCTCGCGACAAGATCACGGGCGCGAGCGAAGCGGCGGCTGCGGCCGAGCAGGAGTTCTCTAGAGCCAAGGAGCAGGCGGCCAAGATCATTGAGGCCAGCCTAACGGCCACAGAGCGAGCCCAGCGGTCTTACGATGCCGCCATTGCCACGGCTCAAGACTTAGAGCGACGTGGCCTGCTGACAAAGGAACAACTGAACGCCGAGATCCGGCGGCAAGCTGACTTGTTTGCCAAGGCCGCCGTGCAGGCTGGCAAGTACGCAGGCGACGTCGAAAAGGCTGGCAACGCCGGGCTGAAGTTCAATGAACTGTCGGGAATCCTCGGGCTACTTCCGGGGCAGATCGGTGGCGTGGCGAGTCGGCTCAGTTCGTTCGCGTCGGCAGGCGAAGGCATACAGAAGCTCTTCGCGGGCGGCGTAACAAATGCGGTCACGAGCTTGGGTAGCTCGCTCGCTGGGCTCGTCAATCCGTTCTCGCTGGCAGCTGCTGGGATCGTAGGCATCGGGGCTGCTGCATCAGCCGTCGTTTCTGGTCTGTCGCGGCTAGAAGACCGTGTCGAAAATCTTGGCAACACAGCAGACAAGCTCGGCTTGTCGTTTGAGTTCATCCAGACTCTTGAGGAAGCAGCAAACAGATCCGGCACGAGCATCGACGCCGTGAGTGCTGCGTTCGGCAGGCTGCAAAGGAGCGTCTTGGGAGTTGACGAGGAGAGCAAGGCAGCACAGAAGGCACTGCAAGACATTGGCGTGACTTCCGAGCAGCTTGCGGCCTTGAATCCAGAGGAACAATATAGGCTGATCGGCGAAGAGTTGCGAGGCATTGAAGACCCTGCGAAGCGGACGGCGGCAGCCGTGGCGTTGTTTGGCAGGGCCGGATCAGATTTGATCCCGTTCTTCAACAACTTGGCCGGTGCTGCTGTTGACGTGGAGCGATTCAACGGCCAGTTGAGCAGCGTTGACCGCACTCGCATTGACGGGCTCGGTGCATCTTTTGATGCGGTTCGCGTATCGCTTACTGGTGTCAGCAATGAACTGCTGACGCCGTTCATCGGCATCACGCAGAGCCTAGGCGATGGGCTGTCGTCGGCCATAGCGACGTTTGGCAGGAACATCGGTGCCGTCCTCGACATCTTTTCCCCGCTCACAAGCATCGTCGGCGTGGCCGGCAATCTGTTTCTCCAGTTCGGCGCGACTCTCGGCAACATAGTGGGAACCGTGCTTGAGCCTTTTGCCGCATCCGGTCGGCTTGTAAGCGGCGCAATCGACGCAATGAGCCGATCACTCACTGCTGTCTTTGGCTCGGTCAATGACGCTGTGATCGGATTCCGAGAGTTCTTCAAGTTTGAAGGCGTCGCCCTCCAGTTTGCCGCAGCGTTTGACGCTATTGGCGAGACGCTCGGCCGCGTCGGTGCGATTGCGTCACGCTTCGCGGAGGTTACGGGCGAGGCTATTGGCCGCGTAGCCACCATAATCGGCAGCGGCGTGTCTCAATTCCTTGAGTTCACTGGGCTTGGTGCGGCTGTGTCTGGATTTGCTGATGGTGTTGTCGCTGCATTCGGCGGACTGTGGGAAGGCATCAAGACAGTAGTGGGCCAGGTGGGCGGGTTCATTGAGCAAGTGCTGAAATTCGCCGAGGATTGGCTCGGGATCGTTCCTGAGATTGAGCAGCCCGTCGAGGCCACGGTGGAGTTCACTGGCGGCGGCGCGATTGAGGAACTGCTAAAGGAAAGCAAAGATCTGCAAAAGACGCTTGACGACATCACCGGAAGCGTCAGTAAGGCGATTGACGAGTCGGCGAAGTTCGGGCAAGCCGGATTTGACGCGGCACTCCAGTACCAAGAAGCAGTTGATGACTTGAAGGAGAAGCTAGACGCCGGGCTGTTCAACGAGGAGACGTTCCGTCGCGAGGCCGCACGGGCTGGCGAGGTTTTCAAGTCGGAACTAAACCGCATCGAAGAGGATGCGAGGCTCGACATCCAGATTTCCGAAGAGACGCAAAGGACGCTCGACGGCCTGCAGGACAAAATCAACAGAGTTGCCGAGGATGCTACGCGGTTCGGGGAGTCTGGCTTTGAAGCTGCAGCGCAGTTTCAAGCCAAGCTACGCGAGCTTGGGCAGCAGTTTGAGGACGGCAGGATCAACGCCGCTTCGCTGGCCGCGGAGACGGCGAAGGCGACCGCCGAATACGACAAGCAGGTCGCCGGTTTTGAGGCGATTGACGAACTACAGAAGTCGATCCTCAAGGCCGATCAAGACCGCGTGGCGGCCCTGCTTGCCCAGAACAACGCGACGACAGAGCTAGAGCAGAATCAGGCTGCGGTGCAGCGAGAGCAGTTGCGGCTTGAGGAAGAAATTCGCAGGCAGCGTGAGGCGAACAAT